CTTCCCTGATGTGGAGAAAATTGTTCGAAAACAAGATTGTGCTGCTGACCCAAACATGGTGACACAAGGCAACGTTGAGGATTTTCCTCTCCTTGACTCAAGCTTTCGCTTCGTCGGAGAGTCAATTACAAGACCTGTTGTCCAACCTTGCCGCACTGTGCTACGAAAATCTTTAGTACACGGCTTTATGGGACCCTCAACAGTCGCTCCTGCAAGATTAAGACCTGCTCTGGAACCAAATGGACCTATGCTCAACGGCTTGAAGAAGAACGCTGGAGGCGTGTTTCCCTTGGACCCATACCTCGTTGCGAGTTCCGTGTTGTCATATGAAGAGAATATTATGAAATTTATGGCACACGGTGACGAACAGCGAGTGTTGACGTTTGAGGAATCATGTCGAGGTATTATCGGAAATAAGTTCTTCCCACCGCTGAAAAGATCAAAATCAGCAGGATTCCCGTTGATGTTTGAAGCGTCAAAAGGCAAAACAGACTGGCTTGGAGAAGATGAATGGGACTTTGACTCTCCTAAATGTAAAGAACTACGTGAGATGGTAAACACTATGGAAGATGAGTGTAGGAGAGGGATTGTTCCGGAAGTTTACTTCGTGGACACTCTAAAAGATGAGAAACGATCGTTAGAAAAGGTCGCTGAAGGAAAGACAAGAGTGTTTTCTGCGGCTCCCCTCACTTTCTCAGTCCTGTGTAGAAAGTACATGTTGGGCTTTGTAGCCTTCATGTCCCGAACACGGATTGGAAATGAGTGCGCCGTGGGAACATGTGTGTATTCGGAAGATTGGAAATGGATCGTGGAACACCTTAAAGGATTCGGAGAGAAATCACTGATTGCTGGAGATTTCTCAAATTTTGATGGAACCGTTGCTCCTGACCTCTTCATGGAGATCGTGAACATTATTAATCGATTCTATGGAGATTCTGAACAGAACCAACATGTCCGAAGAATTCTTTGGGAATGTATATCAAAATCTAACCATGTATTGTACAATTTTATGTACATGTTCTCGCATGGCCAGCCCTCTGGAAATCCTACCACAGCGGTTTCCAATTCAATATACAATTCCCTCGCAATCCGATACTGCTATGGGTTGCTGGGCTTGGATCTTCGGTCATTTAATGACAATGTTAAAGTGATAGTCTACGGTGATGATAATATCATTGCAGTTCACCCGGCTATACGTCACCAATTCAATCCGAGTACCCTTAGTGCTGCGTTCACCTCAATTGGTATGACGTACACTAGTGAGGAAAAGGAGGCTCAAGGAGTTGAGTTTCGGTCGATATCAGAAATTACCTTCCTGAAACGCTCCTTCTCATATGACTCTCGCCTCGATTGGTGGTTTGCTCCTCTTTCTTTGCAAAGTATAATTGAGAGTATGAATTGGATCAAGAAAAGTCCATCTTATCTTGAAGCCACTCTCTCAAATTGTATGGATGCAAAGGATGAGTTGTTCCACCATAGCGAGGATACATACAATCGTGTGTACACGGCACTCCAGGCTGCATGGCGCAAGCATGGATACCGAGTTATTTGGGACCCATGGAAGATCGGAAGAGAGAACATTGTTCGACTCCAAGAGAATTCCATAGGAGAAGATAAAAGGTACATCTGATACAAGAGCCTAGGCTCACTCAGACGTGTAAATATGTAAAGAAAACGTATGAACAATCAAAACAATCAACAATTATTTAATCGCCTTGATAATTCATCATCTTCATTGTCTAGTGGATATTCATCTAAACAGCATTCACTAGTATCAACTCGCTCGCCATCAATCATCAGTGATATCCAAGCTACACCTTCGCAGTGGACGATATCTTCATCTTCTTCTCGCAATTCATCAACCGCTTGGAAGTGCTTCAATTGCTGGTCATCAGTGTGTGACTAGAAGTCGATGCCCAAAAGAAGTAGACAGATCAATATCACTGTCATCTTCCTATTGTTCGCAACTCTTGTGAACTTGATCTACCAACTGTACACCCGCCGTCAAAGGAGAATCAAACACCAAGCGGGGAAAGAAGAAAAACAACGCTTCTATCATGACGACAACAATGACAAGCCCGCACAGTTCTGAATCCACAACAGAGAAGGAGAACGTGCTTGGTAAGCCTGACGCTACGTTGATCGGAGATACCACTACTTCTGAATACAACGATGCCATTGGCTTTCAAACTCCTGGCAAAGTTGTAGAGACGAGGTATGATCGACCATCCGAAGATCTTCGATTGCTCTCGACCCTCAGGCCCAGTCATGAAATGCACCACTCAATTGAAACAATATTGAGTCGGCCAGTCCGCATCGGGCGTCTAGAGTGGACATCGCAAGCACAGCGAGGTTCAATCCTAGGCACCTATGATATAACAACTCAAATGGTGCGTGACAATTTCCGCCTCCTACGACAGAAGCTTTCGGGTTTCTATGGGTTCCACGCGACCTGCACTTTAAAAGTGTTGGTCAACCCACAACCTTTCGAATCTGGGTTGTTTCAAATCTTTTACATCCCGTTTCAAAAGAGCCTCAACACCTTCCCCGTTCAATACAATGGGACTGAAATGTCTTTGCCATTCACAACTGGCTGTCCCAACGTATATTGTAACATCACGTTGCAATCGTCTGTTGAGCTATCAATGCCTTACACGGGGCCACAAGCGTTTATAAATCTAGCGCAGCTTGCAGATAGAGAATGGGGAACGTTTTACGTGCAAAACATTGTACCAATTCAGGATGGAACCAATCAGGCTAGAGCAGAGATGTCAGTGTATATGTATTTCACTAACGTGAAGTTATATGGAGCTACACCTCTAACCTGGTCTACTCAAGGTGACAATTTCAGAAAGAAAGAAGAGGCTACAAAGCAATCAGAAG